GGATCTCCTAGCAAAGGGAACCGGGGAACCGCCCCGGCGGCGGGTTTCAATAGTCGGCGTCGGCCATCCCCCAAGCGCGGGAAAACTCGAGGGCTCGGACAGTCTCGGCGCTTTTGCTTTGGCGGTGATATGCCTTTTTTGTTTCCGGGAAATAAGCGATTTCGTCGCCGGTTTTAATCGCCAGTCCCGTCTCAGGGCAAGTCGAATTGAATCGGGCGTTGGTAAAGTAGGGCGGGCGTTTGTATCTCATGGTGATGCTCCTAGCAGGAAAAGCCGGGGAACCGCCCCGGCGGCGGGTTCAAATTATGTCGGCCTCGGTCGGGTGGTGTGGTTCTAGGTATTGAGTCCAGTCCCAATACAGTTCCCAATCGTTCGAGGGAAGCTTGATCCAAATGGCGCCAATGTCGTCTCGGGTTTTGTAATCCTCGATATCCCCGGCCGCCAGCCATTGGCGAACAGTTTTAAGTTCTTGCTCATAGGCGTGGTCAAGGTCTTTTGTCATAGCGGCGTCTCCTCAAATAAGCGGTTCGGTTTGTGAGATGTGAAAAACTGTCGTCGTCTTCGGGCGGCGGGAGCGCTGGCCGTCTTTTTCGGTTTCGATCCAAGTGACAATTGAGACGCCTTTTTCATGGCGGCGGACCACTCGGCCGAGAGCTTTCCATGCGTTGAAAGTAAGGACATTCTCGCGGGGGCGGATATCGTCGAAGCGAAGGCCCTTGGCGAGGAAACCCTCGAAGATTGGGCCGTAGTTGGAATTAACATCCCCGGCGCGTGCGCGGGAAAGGGCCTCTTGGGCGTAGTCGGCGGTTTTCATTTGGTGCAAGCTCCTAGCATGGAAAAACCCGGGCCTCGGCCCGGGGGTTGGTTTACTCGTTGCTGAAGTCGGCGTCGACTTCTTTGGCCAATTTGAGATACAGGGCGTAGGCTTCTTCGTTCAGGTCGGCGGCGTAAGCATCCAAGCGAATGAGTAGCTCGTTGTCGGATACATCATCGGCAAGAGTGTTGTAAAGCTTCCACAGGTCTTTTCCAGCTTGGCTTTCTTTGCTGGCTTCCCAAATTCGGTCATAGATGCTCATTTTTAAGGCTCCTAGCAGGGGTTGAAAGTCAATACATCAGGGTTCCGTTCTACGCGATCTAGCTTGACTGTCAAGCCCCTTTTTAGTCTTTTTTGCAATAACCTACAAAACGAAGGGGAATTGCTCGAGGGGTTCGGTCGGGGCTCGGCGCTGGCGTGTCTTGCCCGAAGGGCGACGGCCCGCTATTATGTTCTCACCATATACCCGAAGGGTGATAGATGAAATTAACGAGAGCACAGATAAAGGAAAGCCTAAAGAGTGTCCCAATCGAGACAATTCTTCTAGGCGTCCATTCAGCCAAACAGACCGGCCTTACACCGAAACAAATTCGCTTTGCCGAGGAAATAGCCAAGGGTGAGAGCAAGGCAGGGGCCTACAGAAAGGCATACAACACGAAAGCCAGCCCGGGCCATCAGAGCAGGAAAGGACAAGCCCTCGCAAAGCGGGAGTCGATAGAGAGACAAATAGAGGCGTTTCAGGCGGCTTTTGAAGCGCAGAAATATGCAACCCCGGTTCATCTAAGGGCGCTGACTATCCACGAGCTCACAAAGCACGCGCTAAACGAGGATTTCCCACCGGCGCAGAGGATGAAAGCGCTCGAGCTTTTGGGCAAGATCACAGAAGTGGCCCTCTTTACTGATCGGCGGGAAGTCGTCTCGGTCTCGAATCCAGCTGAGATCAAAGAAAAGCTCATGGCCTCGCTCAGACTGGCGATTTCCGCCGGGGGAGCAGTAGATGCGGCCATGGTCACAGACGCGGACGACCTTTTGGCAGAGATAGAACGGGGCCGGGAGACGATAGAAGCTCAGGCGACGGATGTTACAGACGCGGGCGAGCTCGAGGGGGAGAGGGTTTCGCCGGCGGACGCGGACGACCCCACCACCGCCCCACCCCCCGGTTTGGCCGACGCAGCGGACAACCCCACTACATAGTATTCCCCACACCCGATTCCCACAAAATCTCACCCTAACATCGTGTTAGCCTGACAATGTTCAATCAAATCAACAACTTGCTTTGTCAGTCCGCACTAACTTGCAGGGGGGAGGGGGTATTATTTTTTACGGACGCGGTTTTTTGGGGTGGATATGGGAATGCCCCCCTTATGTTTTTGGGTCCTCGGAAAGTGGTGTGGGGTAATTTTTGGAGATTTGTATGACGCCAGCGCAGAGGGAGGTATTTTTAGTTGTGGATGAGTGGTGGAAGGCGTTTGGGTATGGTCCTACGGTGGATGAGATCATGGATCGGATAGGTGCGAGGGGTAGGGGGAATGTGCAGAGGAAGATTGATCGGTTGGTTTCTTTGGGGATATTGAAGAAGTTGAGGCATGTACCTCGTTCTTTGCGGCCTTCGGGTTTGCGGGTTAGGGATATTGTATGAAGTTGGTGGAGTTGATTGAAAACTTGCCGGATGGGGAGCGGGCGAGTTTATTGGAGATGGCGCAGCAGTATTCGGATGCTTTGGTTCGGGAGAGGGGGCAGACGAGTTTTATGGCTTTTGTAAAAGCGATGTGGCCGGGGTTTATTCATGGGAGGCATCATGCTGTTATGGCCAAGAAGTTTGAGGAGATAGCCTCGGGGAAGTTAAAGAGGTTGATCATCAACATGCCACCTAGACATACGAAGTCGGAGTTTGCTTCTTACTTATTGCCGGCTTGGTTTTTAGGGAAGTATCCGGGGAAGAAGATCATTCAGAGTTCTAACACAGCGGAGCTGGCGGTTGGGTTTGGCCGGAAGGTGAGGAACCTTGTAGACGGAGAGGCGTATGCAAAGATATTTCCGAATGTTGCGCTACGACACGATTCGAAGGCGGCGGGCCGTTGGTCTACTAACGCTAACGGCGAGTATTTCGCTATTGGTGTTGGCGGTACTGTTACTGGAAAAGGTGCAGATCTACTGATAATTGACGACCCTCATTCAGAGCAAGAGGCTGCTTTGGCCTCAAGCGACCAGAGTATTTATGACAAGGTCTATGAGTGGTTTACTTCTGGTCCGAGACAGCGACTTCAACCGGGTGGAGCCATAGTCATAATTATGACTCGGTGGGGGAAGAGAGACTTAGTGGGGCAGGTTTTAAAGGCGGCTGCTCAGAGGGGTGGGGAGGAGTGGGAGGTTATAGAGTTTCCAGCGATTCTTCCGAGCGGGAGGCCTTTGTGGCCGGAGTTTTGGTCTTTTGAAGAATTAGATGCTCTACGAAATGAGCTTCCGAATCAAAAGTGGCAGGCCCAGTATCAACAAAATCCCACTTCTGAGTCTTCAGCTATTGTTAAAAGGGAGTGGTGGAAGGTTTGGGAGAGGGATGATCCGCCGTGGTGTGACTTTACTTTGATGGCTTGGGATACAGCCTTTGAGAAATCAAACCGAGCGGACTATTCGGCTTGTACGATTTGGGGAGTGTTTTATCATCCTGATGATGTAGGCAAGGAGCAAGCTAATTTAATCTTGTTAGAGGCTTTCAGGGACAGGGTGGAGTTTCCTGAGCTCAAGAAGATGGTGATAGAGAATTACAGGGAGTGGGAACCGGACTCAGTGATTATTGAAAAGAAGGCTTCTGGCGCTCCGTTGATCTATGAGTTAAGGGCGATGGGGATACCGGTGCAGGAATTTACTCCTGTTAGGGGGAACGACAAGATTACGAGGCTAAATGCTGTTTCTGATCTATTTGCCTCTGGCAGGATCTGGGCCCCGAATAGACAGTGGGCTGAGGAAGTCATTGATGAAGTTGCAAGTTTTCCGAGTGGAGAGCATGATGACTATGTCGATACGGTCTCTCTTGCCCTTATGCGCTTTAGAAAAGGCGGCTACATACGCACAGCACTAGACGAAGAAGATGAACCGCAGCAGTTTAGACGCAGACAACCTGCGTATTACTAAGGATTAAACATGGACCTTCCGGGCTATGACCCCTTTTACGAGTTGCCCGACGCTGAGCGTTTATACAGAACAGCGCGTGGTTCGACGTACGCGCACTTTACGGATCAGACATCTCAAAGAAACAGAAGTGGGGAAGGGCATCAGGACAAGACTACTGGGTTGCAAAAACGGTCAGTAAAGACCGTCTACATGAAGCCAGAAGCACTAAATGCTGTGGGCACGTGGTTTCAAAATCCAGACGTATCTACTAAGCTTGATCCAATTTTAGACAAAGATGGTAAACAAACTGGAAGGGCACAAGTTAAATTAGTAGAACCTTATACATATCAACCAACAAAGCTGGTAAACGGAAAATTTGTAAAAGTTGGAGAACCGGTAACGATGCAAGCAGGGCGTGTGGTAGCTGAGGTGCCATACGATAGAACTCCGGCAAAAGGTTTGCACCCAGTTGAAATTTATCAATCACAAAGCCCAAAAGGAACAAAAGGTGAAGGTGTTCATTTTGGATCGCGCATTACTGAAATTCTACAAAGAACCGGCGGCAGAGGTGGTGGTGGGGGTGGCGGTGCAATGCCTGACATAGATAGACTTGGCAAAAACCCTTTAAACATGGCAAAAGGTGGGTTTGTTGAAAAAGCAGTCCCAAACGCAGGAAATTGGAAATTTATTTAAGGACAAAAAATGGCAATTGAGAAATCACTAAATCAAGCCCCGTTAGGACTAGAGGACTTGATGGTTGTTGAGCCAGACATTGAGATTGAGATTGAAGATCCAGAAGAGGTCAAGATCCGCATGGGTGGCTTAGAGATTGAAATTGACCCAGATAAAGAAACAGACGACTTTAATGCCAACCTCGCCGAAGAGATGGATGAAGATGAGTTGGTTGGACTAGTGACCGA